AAATAATCTTGAAAATGATTATGTTGCTGGTAGAAAAGAGATAACTGATCAGCAAAAACAAACATTAGATTTTGTTATGAAAACTTTTACTACTAATAAACAAATACAAGATCAGATGTTAAAGGGTAGTAGCGAAGCGGTATCTATTAAATATAAAGATACACCTCTTGCTGGAATAGCATCTGCATTTACAACTCAAACAGAAGGGTTTAAAAATAAAGAAGTTACTTTCTTAATTAATACACAAGTTTCATCTGGAAATATTGGGCTAGAACAGGCTATGTCTTTGATGAGCGTTATGACTGGAAAAGATGGAAAACTTAGTGAAGAAGGAATTCAAAAACAAATTACTTTATATGCAGAAGCCAAGGGTATCGGGGTAGAAGGATTAGATAGAATACTAGTTGCTACTAGAGAAGTTCAAGATAGAGTTGAAAGAGGAGAAACAATAAATCTATTTAGAGATTTAGATCCAACAAAATTTGCTCAGGCTACTTCATTCTTAGAAACAGCAACTAATTTAAGTGATAAAGATGTAAATATGGATGCAGTTATTGATACTGTAAGTATAGATGATATGGTATCTGCTAGCGAAGATATTGCTAAAATGAATAAAGAACTTCCAGATAAAATAACTAAAGAAGCATTAATTAAATTTTCTGAAACAGATTCAGATTTTGTGGGCATTCAACAGAACGTTGATTGGTTTGATAGTTTGCCAGACGAGCAAACAAAGTATTCAATTCAAATTTATAGAACAATCCTTGAAACTATTGATGCAGATAAAATGAGAACTAGATTAGAAAATCAAAAGAAAGCATCCGCATCGTCTTCACTTAATCCAGGAATGAGTACTACAGTTACTGATGAAGAAGTTGTAAGAGCATCAGCGGATGAGGCCGTTAGACTAACTAAAAAATATTTTGGACCAGGGTCATTGTATGCATCAGTAATAGGAGAAGATGGAGAGGCTGGTGGAGGTGGTGGAGGAATCGTACCAATACAAACAGCACAGTTAATAGAATTAAGAATGAAAGGGCTAGATCCAGCAGCAGCAGGAAGTCTAGATTTTGCTTCAGCAGGAAAAATATTAACTGGAACAGTTAAACAACAAAGACAAGCAATTTCTGAATTAAATGCTTCCTTAAGAGAGGCATCTATTCAAGCAGAACTATTAAAGACTGATGAAGAAATGTTACAAGATACTATGACTTCTGCAACTAATGCTATAGGTGCATACATAGATATGCTTGAACAAACAAGAATTAATCCAATTCAAGATCAAATAGATCAATATAATGAACTCTCTAATGCTCAACAAAAACAAATAGACCTTTATAGTAAAGGGTTGCAACAACTATCTGATAAAGAAGATAACATTAATAAGATTTATGATGAAAGAATTTCTGCTATTGATAAAGTAACTCAAGCAAATGATAGAGCGGCACAAAGACAACAACGACAAATTGATTTGGCTTCAGCAATTGCTTCTGGTGATTTTGGTGCAGCCGCAAGTGCAGCAGCAGAGATTACTAACGCAGAGGCTCAAGCACAATTAGAAGATACTAGGGCAGCACTTGAACAACAACAACAAGCAGAACTTGCTGCTTTGACGGTAGAAATTAATGGTCAACTATATACTCGTGAACAAATTGAAACTAATATTAAGTCTCTTGAAGAGTCAATATATCAAACTACTTTATTGGTTAGAGCAGAACAAGAAAAAATTGTTAATATTGAAAAGACTATTACTGCTGAGAAAGAAAAACAACGTAAACTTCAAGTGTTAACACAGATGAGTCAGATTGCTACTCAGATGCAAACAACTGTAAATCAGTCAGCACGTCAAGCAATGGGTGCACAACTTGGATATCTTGGTCAGTCAATAGGTTTAGATCCAAATAGTCCTGAGTCTGTTGCTGCAATGAGTCAATCATTAGGAATAAATGTTCAAGCCCTTTCTGATTCTATTTTAAAATCTCAACAAATTGCTACATTAACAGCAACAGAGTTTGCACTAGAAGCAGAAAAAGCAAAAAAGAAAGCAGGAGATTTATCAAGATTTTATGGAGAAGCAAGCGTAGAAGGAAAGAATTCATTAGGATTCTTAACAAACTTAAGTGCAGCATGGGCTGGAGATTCAAAGAAAAGTGGATTGGGTGGTATGGTTTCTACAGGCAGAGACATACTTACAAGTTTATCTCAGTCAGCAGACGCAATTAGAATTGGAAAAGTTCAAATACAAAATGCAGTAGATAGTGCTTTAGCATCAATAAGATCAGCAAGAAGACCTTACGCTTTTGGTGGAAACGTAAAAAGAATGGCAATGGGTGGAAATGTAAATTATAAAGGATCTACTGAACCAGCACCAGTAAGGATGGCAATTGGAAACCTTGTTCCAGGATTAGGAAATACAGATAGGGTTCCAGCATTATTAACACCAGGAGAATTTGTTGTTCGTAAATCTGTTGCAAAAGAAAACTTAGGATTACTACAAGCAATGAATGGGGACGTTTTTCCAGGAATGAAAGGTGGCATAGGTGCAAACACAATCATGGCACCAATTACAAATACAGTTATGGAAGGAAGCACAACACTGTATAATAATAGTTATAGCGTTAATGTAAATGTTGCAGGAACAAACTCTTCAGCAGATGAAGTTGCAAATGTTGTAATTAGAAAGATTAAGGGTATGAACGACAGAGGAATAAGAGGTAGTAGATACTAATGGCCACTAGTGGATATTTATTAGGAAGAAAAAGATTTGGTAGACCTCAAGGTGTAATTTGGTCAAATAACTCTGGCGTGTTAAGTAATGGAATTTTAGTTCCAGATGGCGTTGAAGGTGAAGATTTTATTGTTCTATCAGATCATGGTAGAGGAGAAATTGGTTTTAATAAACAAAGAATTGAAAATAGAAAGAGAATGGTTAATGGCAATATGCGTTCATATCATGTTGCTGATAAGGTAACGGCGTCTTGGTCTTGGGATATGCTTCCTTCAAGAGCATTTAGTAACGATCCTATATTTAGTGATACAACAGGTAAGCAAACTTCTTTGTCAGAAGAGTACACTGCTGACGGTGGTGCTGGCGGGGTAGATTTAATTAAATGGTATGAAGATAATCCTGGTTCATTTTATATGTTCTTAGCATATGATAGATATGATAAATTTACTAGTTCTGCATATGCAAATATGGATAAGTATAATGAAATATTAGAAGTGTATTTTTCTTCCTTTGACTATACCGTTGTAAAAAGAGGATCAACCAATACCCACGATTTCTTTAATGTGGATGTTTCACTTGAGGAGGTCTAATGTTTCAAGACGAAGACCTTCAAAATTATATTAAAACTAATAACACCCTTAGTATTGAATCATTTGTAGTTGCTGAATGGAACTTAAATGATTTAGAAAATGTTGCTAATTATGGTAACTATAGGTATCGTCCGACTAGTGCATCAGTTCAATTTAGAACAGTACCAAATTCATTTGACCCTAATGATGTTGGCAACTACTATACTGGTGGGTTAGACTCAACAAAAGCCTCAGAGTTTTTGACTGATAAGGACGATGCCCTAATTAAATTTATAGAGCCAGAAAAGAATAGAGAATTATTATTTAGTCTTAAAGAATGTTTTCAACCGTTTCGCCCACGTTCGGGTATAAATAAATTAATGTGGTTTAACAATAAATATATTGATAATATTAGATCTGCTCGTAGACCAAGATATTATATGGCTTCAAGAGATGATGAATTTAAATATTGGAGTTCATATAGAAAAGAAGAAAATACTGAACTAGGTTTATCTTCTACAATTCAATCTAACAATGTTGGTCATCCTATTGAGGATGCTGTTCCGTTTGTTGTTTACAATAATCCAGTTCCAGCAAATAGAGTTGTTGTAAAGATGCAAACAAATCTTGCTGAAACATCTAGAGGAGAAATAAGAACCCCAGATGGTGAAACAATTACTGATCCACTTGCCAATAGAGACAAGTCAAGTATTCCTAAAAGATGGGCTATTCAATATTTAGATTCACAAGATAATTGGGTAGAGGCAGCAGCATTTGATGAAAACTCTACAAGAATAGATGGATCAAATATAGTTTCATGGGATGGGTATGTTGAATTATATTATGGAATAAGAATCCCAGAAGAATATAAAGAACAATTTAATTTGGTAGATTATTTAAGTGCAAGTACTCAACTTCCTTTAGGATTTATGAATGGTGAATCATACTTGGTTGGAGGAAACGAAAGCAACCTAGGATCTCTTTATACTTGGAATACTGGTTTATCCGATTGGGATGTCAGCACTCCAGACTATGGTTTTTCATTATTAGAAGATAACGATGTTAAAAGAACTGGCCTTATAAGAGAATTAACTAATCCTAAGTATTTTGACCTAGATGGTCGAAGGGTATATAGAGATATAGTTTATCTAAAAGGATTAAGACTAGTAGTGGAAACATTAAATGGTCCTGAAACTACTTTTGATTTAATTGAACTATCTCCTAGATTAAAAGCAGATATATCTAACTATGTTTCAGACTTTGAAATAAATAAGATTATGAGTAATGATTCTACAGGCCTGCCAGTCGGTGGCCTTCTAGCATCTAACGGTAACCTAAACCTAATGAACTATGACTCAGCCTTTAGTGAGCAAAATGAAAATAGTATTGTATCCCCATATTTAAAACCAAATGTTAAGTTTGATTTTTATGAAACAATCTTAGATGTAAATGGTTATGACAAATTTGTTCCATTAAAAACTTTTTATGCAGAAGACTTTCCAAAAGTTGCAGGCGGAGTAAACGATGTTCCTATTACTCTTAGAGACTTTTTCTTTAGACTAGAAACAACAAAGGCTCCAAATTTATTCTTGCAAAACACAACGTTGACTTCAGCAATAGCCATCTTGTTAGATAATATAGGTTTTAGTAATTATGTATTTAGTACAATTACTAACGCTACAGATCCAGTTATTCCATACTTCTTTGTTGAGCCTGATGTTAGTGTGGCTGAAGTATTACAAAGACTTGCCGTGTCAACTCAAACAGCAATGTTCTTTGATGAGTACAACAATTTTGTTTTGATGTCAAAAGAATATCTGTTGCCTGAATCTGGTGTAAGATCAACTAACCTTGAGATACTTGGTGAGACATCTGAGAAGGGTATTGTAAATCTAAGTAATATTGATAGTGCAGAAGTAACTATTATTAACTCTGGCAACATAAACTATACAACAAGATACATTCAAAGATCTCCTAGTAGTTTTAAACAAGGACAATATTTTGATGAGGATAGAACTTATATTTATAAACCAGTTTTACTTTGGGAAGTTGCATCTGATCAACAACAAAAGACTATAAATGAAAAAGCAAAGAACGCTCAAGGATATACTTTGGGTGCTGTTCCTATTAATGCTAATCTTTCTTCTACCCCACCAAATGTTGTTAATAGAATTGTTGTAAACAATGTTATTGATTTAGGCGAAAATGTTTATTGGCTTCCAAGATTTCAAGGGTATCTATATGCAAATGGAGAAATTATTAGATATGATGCTGTAGAGTATGCTATATCTGGATCTCAAAAACAATGGATAACAAGTAATCAAGAATATCAAAAATATTTTGGTAGTTTGCCTTTTAATGGAAAAATGTATCCTACTGGCAATATTAGAATATATTCTGAACCACATTATCAAGTTTTAAATCCTGGAGAAATTACTGAGCAAGTTGTGTTTCAAAATGGAGAAGTCAAGGCACATGGTCGTGGACAATTTGGTACACAGATAACTGAACACTATTCTGGATTATCAACATACTGGAGTGATAATAATAATGTTCGTGGGTGTGTTATGAAATCTGAATATCTATTTAATACAAAGCCAGTAGACAAAATATCTTTTCCAACTTTTCCTGCACTTGGAGATGCTGTTGGTGTAAGCAATACTAGTGCACAACAATCAACTAGAACTGGAATTATTGCTAATTTTAATAGACAAAATATTCCAACAGATGATGCGTTAAAAACTCCTAAGTCAACAGATTCTGCAGTGGTTCAATCTTCTGCTTTAGTTTTTTCTGGACCAACTCCAATTCCACAGGGTATAAAGCCAAGAGATTTAGTTTCTTATGTATATAAGCAAATAGATAATGACTATACGCACTTTGGAACTAGAATAAGAATTATTGGAAAGAAAGGAGCCTCAACTGGTTCTCAAACTCCACTAAACTCTACTGAGTATTTTACTGTTACTTCTACAACTGATCAACAATCAACTTTGTCTGGTGGATCTGGTGGTCTTGGTATTATGATTAACCCAGATAAAAACTACGGATACTTTTTTGAAATTATGTCTTTAACTACAGATAACTTGCAACAGTTTACTACACAAAACGAAACAACTGGAGAAACTACAGTTATACATAATATAGTTTTTTATAAAGTAGTTCCAGGAATAGTTGATGGTACTACAGTAGCAGTACCTAAAAAACTTTGGGGTGGAATAGGAAAAATATTAGTTGATGAAGGAACCTTAGTAGGACAAGATAGATTAACTGCTCAAAGTAATCCAACAGTATATGATTTGGCTGTAGAGTATGAAGACATTGGAAGTGTTAGAAGATTTTATTTATATATTAATAATGCTATTGTTGCAACCGTAGATGACGTAAGTCCACTACCTTGGTATAACGGCATGGCCTTATTTACTAGAGGGTCCTCTAAGTGTATGTTTGAAAACATTTACGCTTTAAAGAATATTCAACAACAGGATGTTGGAGCAACACTTGTTAAGAATGTTAGAAACGAATCTGGTAGATTAGCAACAACAAGTATATCTCAAGTATTTGGTGACGATGAGTTAACTAGTTCTGAATCATTAAGAAAGTACTCTATTTCAGGATTAATTCAATCAACACTTTTGTCTGGAATTAGTTCTGGTGCAGCACCTAAATATAAGATATACTTTGAAGAGTTTGGTACTATCTTTAGAGAATGTGCATATTTTAATATTAGATACGATCAAGCCTACCCTGCTTTAGTTGCCGCAATAGCCCCCTCTTTAAGTAGAGAAAAATCTTTTACTATATCTGGTTTTAAAGCAGGTAGTTATGGAGCAGAGTTTTTAATTTTTAATAACACTGATAAACTTATGGCCTTAGATGAAACAACAGGTAACTATTTAAGAATATTCGGTGTAACCTTTACTCAAAATACTTCTAATGTTTTAACTGTAGATGACTTCTTTAGAAAACGTTCAGATCAATCTGATCCTATTTATGTCAATAATACTTTGTACTCTCCTCAGGTAGCACAAAAAACTTATCAAAATATTCAGTTGAGTAGATCTAAGTATGGTAAAAGAGAGTTCTCTCTTGATTCTCCATACATTCAAAATGATGATACTGCTAATGGCTTGATGTCTTGGATTGTTAATAAGACTTTGAGACAGAGAAAGAAGATTGGGTTAGAAACTTTTGGTACTTCTCATCTTCAACTTGGAGATCTTGTTACAATAGATTATACCCTTCCAGATGGTTATAAGTTTGTTGATCCAGAAACACAGTTTGTTGTTTCTTCAGTATCTTATAGAAGAGATCAGAATGGTCCAAATACAACAATTAGGGTGGTAGAAGTCTAATGGCATCAAGTAAAAAACCTCCAAGTAAAGCAAAAACTCAAGAAAGAGTAGAATATTTAAAACAGCAGGTTAAGTTATTACCTGAATCACAACAAGGAGTAGAACTTCAAAAAATTAAAGATGCAGCAAAAAAAGGAGGAGGATTAACAAAAGATGAACTAGTTGCTTTTGATAAAAGATTTAATACAACACTTTATGGCGTAGATGGAAAAAGTGGAACTATTGGAAAAAATAACGCAGTCACGTTCTCAGCCACAGTTTCTACAGCAAGCAACAATACTCCTTACACATACACACCTCCAGATGTTGTAGTTAAAACTCCAACTAGAGATGTTGTTAATTTTACAGATGATTCTAGTATAGGTGTAGAACTTCTTACTAATTTGTTGTTTGAAAATTTGGGGGCAAATGAATTAGTTAAATTTGAAAGACATGATACTATCGAGGGTACTAATGCAAACTATGACATTATTTCTAATCTATCTGATATACAAAAAGAATTTGATCCTTCTAGGTTAATATCTAGGCAAAAACCTGATAGATCATATTTTGACATATTCAATATTAAACTGGAAAATAAAATACCTAGCGATAAGTATTTAAAAAACAACCCAAAGATTGATGGTACAGGTCAAACAAATATTACAGACTATGTATACATAGATTCAGTTGGTAATTTAGTAATTGAATTAGTTAATATGAATTCAGATGAGTTGGTAGAAGTAGAAGTAGAGTCCAGTGGTACAATATATGTGGGGTACGAAATTGATTACTGATAGCGGAAAACAACTTGTAGCAAAGTATTTACTTGGGCAGGCTCCTGCCTATGCCACCTATTTGGCTGCTGGAGTGGGATCTAAGGCCCTTTCACAAGAAGAGACAATACTTATACCTCCTAATAAAGATTCACTTGATTTTGAGGTGTTTAGAGTTCCCATTACTTCTAAAGGTTTTATCAAAGAAGATGGGGTAGAAAAGATTGTATTCAAAGCAGAAATGCCATCAGAACAAAGATATCAAATAACTGAACTTGGAATATATCCAGCAGCAAGTAATTCAGTAGCAGGAAAATATGATAGTAAATTGTTAGTTACCTTTTCTCCAACAGAACAATGGCAGTATGTTTTAAATGGTAGTGCTTCTGCAGTGCCATATCCAAATGAGGCTATAGATAGTGATTCAGCAAATGATATAAATAATGACATTGAAGATGTTTTATTCATTAACTCAGATTCTACAATATTTAATGGTCAAGATAGAAAGAATAGAAATGAAGGTCCTAGATTCTTAAATACCTCTTTAATGATAAATGGCAGTGCTTCATTTTTATCAGAAACTTTTATACCAACAGTAAATTCAATTTCTCTTGAAAACTCTAATATTAATTTTGATCTTGGTCAAAACCTTCCAGATGATAAACTTAAAATTGCTTTATCTTTAGTTAGCAAAACTGGTGTGACTAATGCTAATCCAGATGCTGTAAGAATTAAAGTAGAGTTTATTAATAATTTATCTGGTGTTGCTATTGCGGCTCCAAAAGCCACTTTAAAAATATCACTTACTGATGCAGATTTTACAGACGAGTTTGATAATGTTAAAAGATATATTATTGTAGAAAAGACTTTGTCTCAATTTGTTAAAGATGATAACTTTTCTTGGTCAAACGTTAACTATATTAGAATATATGCAACAGTTATTGTTAGCAATAATCCTAGCGATAATTATTATATAGTTTTTGACGGTATGCGTTTAGATAATTTAACTTCAGAGAATCCTTTATATTCTTTGTTTGCTTATAATCTATTAAAAACTGATGATGGTTATCCAATTCTTAAACAAGAAAATACTAGTAATTATATTGAGTATAGATTTGGAATTGGCGTTGATGGATAGTGCCAAAATTTATTATACCTATAAATAAACTTCCCCCACCCGCTCAAGACGGTACACAAAATTTACGTTTTAGAATAACTACAGATGACAAAAACAGTTTATCTCAGTGGTCTACAATATTTTCTGTAGAAAGTGTTGGACAAATTGATCCAGATCAAGTAGAATCAAATATTACAGCCTTAACTTCTGATGGACCATTTGAAGTAGTTTGGAATCAGAATGTTTCTACTTCTGTAAATAGTCACGGCATTGTTGATAACGAATTACAGGCTTATGATATTTTTATTAAATGGAATTATGATGCAGATTTTAATTATTTTGGTAGGGTAACTGGTAACAAGGTTACTATTTATAAACCTTTACCTGCAACTTCTTTAAGGGTTATTGGTCAACTACCATCTCACCCTATACCAACAGAGACAATTGTAAGATTTCAAATATTTGATACAGGAGTTGTTCCACTCTAATGACTTATCCACAAGTTTATAGTTCTCAGACTGGCCAATGGACTAGTTTATTTGAAGAGGCTGTATCTATAGAAAATGTTGGGGGTATAGATTTAACTAATCCTCAAGATAATGATATATTGACTTATAACTCTGCTTGTGCTAATTTTATAAATGAACCTATTACGGCAATAATTAATACCCAAAATATAACACCTATAACAATTAATGCTTCTGGGCTATCTACATTTAATAGTGCTTCAGTTATTAATAATGCAAATATTAATGGAAATCTTGTTGTTGGAAGTAGTTTAACAGTTAATGGTGTTTTGATTACAGGATCGTCTCCATCCGCAACAGTTACTACAGAACAGATTCAAGACTCAACTGCACCACTATTTGATCACGCTTTTCACACAAACATAACAGCAACTTATGACGATGCCAATAATAGAATACTTTTATCTGCATCAGCATCGTCTGCTTCGGTAACCGTTACAACAGAAGAGATCCAAGATGCAGCAGCACCTCTTCTCAATCACGCATTCCACAATAACATAACAGCAACCTACGATGACGCTAATAATAGAATATTGCTTTCAGCCTCTGCTTCATCTGCCTCAGTAACTGTTACAACAGAAGAGATCCAAGATGCAGCAGCACCTCTTCTCAATCACGCATTCCACAATAACATAACAGCAACCTACGATGACGCTAATAATAGAATTATTCTTTCTGGATCTGCTTCTTCAGGATCAGTAAGCATGTCTACAGAAGATGTTCAAGACATTGTTGGGCCAATGTTTGCACATGTTAATCACACAAATGTTACAGCATCTTATAATGACGGAACAGGACAAGTTTTACTTTCAGTAGCAAGTCCATCAGGTGGATCAAATCAAACAAACTTTTATGACGTAGTTAGAGACTATGCTGTAGTTGCTGGAGAAGCAAACTCCGCAACTAAAATTCAAAATGCATTGAATGCAGCAAGAGATGCGGGTAGTGGGATAGTATACATTCCAGCAGGAACATACAATATAGAAAGTACTTTACAAATATTTTCTGGAACAACACTATACTTGACACCTAAAACAGTTATATTTAGACAATTTGCAACCTCTCCTTTGCTTGCTAATGGTGCTAACGGTGCTAGTTATTCTGGATATAGTGGTCAGGGTAATATTAGAATTATAGGAGGCATTTGGGAGTCTAGAGGCCAAGCATATCCAATTCAACCAGCAATGGCTATAAGTATTGGTCACGCTACAGATGTTGTTATTCAAGATTTAACAATATCAAACGTTGGTGGGTATCATGCTATTGAAATTAATTCAAGTAAAAATGTTAAGGTAGAAAATTGTAGATTTACTGGATTTAAAGATACTGGAAATAGAGCATATTCTGAAGCAATTCAAATAGACTATGCAGGTGAAGGTTTATTTGGATGGTTTGGTGCCTATGATGGTACACATTGTCAAGACATAATTATTGATAAATGTTATTTTGGATCATCTGGTACAGCAGGAACAACTTCTTGGCCTTCAGGAATTGGAAGTCATTCTTATTCATCAGGTTCATATCATAAAGATGTAAAATTTATTAATAATACTTTTGAAGGTATGACAGAGTATGCTATTAGATCATTTTGTGTATACGATAATTTATTGATTTATGGTAATGTTATTAGAAATTCTTATGGTGGAATTGCCATTGGCTTAGATGGAAATAAAAATCATTCTTCAAGTGTATCTAATACATCTATTCTTGGGTATGCTCCACAAGTTTCATATAATACTATTATAAGTAATAACCTTATTGATAACTCAGGAACTTCAGGAGCAAGCGGTATCTGGGTAATAAATGCTGAAAATATAAACATAGTTAATAACGTTATCAGAGGTATAACAAGGCAAAGTGATTATATTGCAGATGGAATTCTTGGTGTTAAAATTATCAATGGTAACATTTCTAACAATGTTTTACAAAATATTGCAAATGACGGCATAGATTTAAGAAAAAATTCAAGAAACGTAATGATATCTAATAATACTACTATGAATGTTTCACTTACTACCAATAATACATTTAGACATATATATTTAAATGATGATGCTGACGATTGTTCAATTATATCTAATAGGGGATACAGAACAGCCGCCAATATTGCTGCTCATGGAATGGAATTTACAAGCACTACCAACAATCTTAGAATTTTTGGAAACCAATATACGACTTCGGCTACTACTGCAATCTTGAATAATTCAGTTGGATCAAATACAACCGTGACCAACACCTAACATGGTATACTAGATAATTATGGCATCAATATCCCTACCCGAAAAAGGACAGCCAATAGATGTTAATTACATCTACGAGATGGCTAGTCAAATCAATAGTTTAACAAATGCTCTTGCGGTAAGATCATCAAGTAGTTCACAAGTCAACAAGGTCACTGAGACCACAGGCAACCTTAGATTTTTTGCAGCAACATTACCAGTATCAGCAAAAACTGCATCCTCTAATGAAGTTATAGATATGCCAGATTTTAATTATTCAACTGCTGGATTTAGTAAAACCCCAGTGGTGGTAGCGACAGTAGTTAACAATGGTGGAGTAAGTGGTGTAGATGCTGGTAACAGTACTACAGTAGTTTTAGATTCAGTAGGAACCTCTTTAGCAACAGGTGTATTAAAGTTTGGACTATCAGGTGGTTTAAATATAAGCATTAATTTAATTGCTATAGGTGTACCTAACTAATTTGTGATATAATCTTATAACATTTAAATTAAGGAATATATGATCAAGTGTCTCAAGTGCAACAAAGGAAGAATGTTTGTTGACAGAGTATTTCTATCATATAACCATTTAGAATTATATTGCTTGGCTTGTGGAAAAAGAGAAATGTATCAAAACCCAGAAAGACATGGTAAAAGAGCAGCATGGATAATGAATTCAGAAAAGATAAGAGCGAAGAGACTAGGCAGCACGATCTAAAAAAGATAAAACCAAGTAAGGCTATATTTTTTTTAGACAAGAATCTTGTAAGACTATTACATTATAATAGAGCAAACGATATCTGTGAACTTTATAATTTTAATCTAGATAAAGAACAAACTATGCTATATAGTGATTTTAAAAAGCATAGAAGAAGAGCCTACAACGTAGGTAGCACTTTAAAAATATTTAGAAGATCAAGAATGCAAATGGAAAGATGGATTGATTTAGGATTAATATCTCCACCAGTTGGAACTACCCCAGGTGGTGAAAGAAAGTTTCAACAGATGTCCTATTTTTCAGAAGATGACCTATTTACAATTCGTTCAGTTCTTGCTACAATACATAAAGGAAGACCTAGAAAAGATGGAAGAATAACTCCAAGAAGAGATTTACCTACAGAGAAGGAGTTGCGTTCTTTGATAGGAGATAGTATAATGTTATATACAAAGACAGAGGATGGGCGGTTCATTCCTGTATGGCAAGAAGAAACGTGGTAGTAAATGATTGATAAAACAACAGTAAATGTAACACTTGGTTACACATTAAATTTAGGAAATTTTCAAAGCCTTAGGGTAGATCTTGGTTGTACTGACTTTGTTCGTGATGGAGAAAATCATGACGAGGCTATGGAACGTGTTTACAAGTTCATAGAAACAAAGGTAGTAGAAAAAATTGAGGATGCGAAGAAAGAACTAGAATAGTGGCTGATCGTAAGATTAGGTATGCACTAATTACTAGATTTAAAAAGTTAGCATCTCAAAAAGATATGGTAGTAAATATCAATATTCATATTGAGCAATGGGCTTCACAATCGCTTATTGACTCATATGGATTAGACACTTGCTATGATATGCTTGATTACTATTTTGAAGTGTCTGAGACACCAGACTGGAAATGGTTTGTTAACAATGCAGATAAGATATTTAAAAACTTGACTGTAAGAAAAGAAGATGCTAGAATTAGAGCCGTACTTCGTGAACAAGCAAAAGATTGGCTAGGTAAATAATGTCAGCAGAATTAGAAGGCAAAGTCCTATCTGCTGTATTAAAAGATAAACAAATACATATATTGTTACAAGCAAATCCAGATGCTTTATTTAAAACACATAAAGATGTTTGGGATTTTGTTAGAAATTATCAAGAACAAAATAGTACAGTTCCTTCAGTTGATTTAGTTGTAGAAAAGTTTAGAGACTTTAGTCCAGTTGGTGAAATAGGTGGAACTAAACATCATTTAGAAGAATTAAGAACAGAGCATTTACAAAGTAGTCTAAGTAATGTTTTAATGGACACTGCTAGTAAATTAAAAAATAATCAACCTAATGAAGCACTTAATAGTATTATAACCAAGACATCAGAATTAAAAAGAATAACAGCAGACATTAGAGATGTTGATGCAGTTGATATCGAAGATGCTCTTGCTTACTACAAACATGTAAAGGAAATGAATGAAAAAGGTATTGGCGGTATTAAAACAGGTCTTGCGGGTTTCGATAACTATCTTCCAGCGGGTATTGCTCCTGGTCAGTTTGGTATTCTTCTTGCTTATCCTGCTATTGGCAAGTCTTGGCTTGCACTCTTTATGGCTGTTCAGGCATGGAAGAACGGAAGAAAGCCACTAGTCTTATCTCTTGAAATGACAGAGACAGAAGTCCGTAATCGTGTATACACAATTATGGGACAAGGAATGTTTTCTCATAGAAAGTTAAGTTCTGGAGTTGTTGACCCAGAAGCATTTAAAATATGGGGAGATCAACACTTAAAGAATATGCCACCATTTCATATCGTTTCTAATGATGGATTGGGTGAAGTTAGCCCATCAGTTTTGAGGGGTAAAGTAGATCAATACTCTCCAGATATAGTTTTTGTTGATTATATTCAATTGATGCAATCAAACAACTATACAGATAATGAAGTTGTAAAAATTAAAAACATATCTAGAGAATTAAAGATACTTGCTATATCAGAACAAGTTCCTATTGTTGCTATTGCTTCTGCTACACCAGATGATGCTACAGATATGTATAGTGTCCCATCTCTTGGTCAAGTTGCTTGGTCTAGACAGTTGGCTTATGATGCTGACTGGGTACTTGCACTTGGTCGTGCTGCAGGAAGTAGTATTCTGGAGTGTATCTTTAGAAAGAATCGTCATGGTTTTTCTGGAGAATTTATGATTGACATTGACTTTGATTCTGGAAGGTTTATGTATAAGGATAATGAGGGGGTATCTTAAATACTATTGATATAATTTAGGTATGTCATACAGTCATAGAAAGATCACTAAATTTGGTTTAGAAGGTGAGATCTTTGATGACGCCAAGATTCCTAAAATAAAAGATCAATACATCAATATGATCTGCAATGGTATGAGACAAAAAGGTTATGTTCCAAGATATGACATTGACCCAGACTTTACAATCAGTTACAATGGTAAGACATTTGAATTTAAACTATCAGTTTACGGAGTTTATGTTGGAAAGAAAAGAGCAAAATGCGTAAAGGGAATCGACAAGAACCAAGTTATAACATCAACTACTACTCAGAATCTCAAATCAGAAGAAGTCTTCTAGCCTCTGGCATAGACATAGTATCAGAAGTAGATATAGACTTTATTATATTTTGTCCGTTTCATAATAACAATAGAACTCCAGCAGGAGAAGTTCATAAGACTAGTGGTATGTTTTATTGTTTCGCTTGTCAGGAAACTAAGGAACTTGTAGAAGTTATAATGCAGGCTTCAGGTAGATCATATTTTGAGGCAGCAAGATTAATTGATTCTAAATCTGATAGTAAAAATATTTTAGAGAATGTTACACAAATGCTTGAAAAGAAAATTGAGTTTGAAGAGTATGATTCTGAAATGATAGATAAGTTAAACAGTAATGCTTTGAGTATGGAAAGAGCAGCAGATTATTATAAGTCAAGAAAGATAACTAAAGAAAGTGTTATTAAATATAAACTAGGATATTCAGATAAACAGGATATGGTTACCATCCCAGTTTATTCTCCTAATGGAATATGTTTAGGATTTGTTGGTAGATCTGTAGAGGGAAAGGTTTTTAAGAATACCCCTGGATTACAAAAGAGTAAGACGTTGTTTAATTTGCAAAGAGCCAAAAGGCATGATAAGGTTTTTGTTGTAGAGTCATCATTTGATGCAATAAGGTTAGAACAAGTTGGTGTTCATGCTGTTGCTACTCTTGGTGCTACTATTTCAAAAGAACAAAGAAAACTTCTAAAACAATACTTTAATCAAGTTATAGTTTTAGGAGATAACGATGAGGCTGGAAGAAATATGTCTAAGAAAATGATTGAGTTTTTTGGATCAGGATGTATAGCACCAGAACTTCCAGAGGGTATAAAAGATGTTTCAGATTTGTCTAATGATGATCTAAAGTTATTTGTAGATAAGTTTGACAATGTACTATACTCTATGCTAAACTAGAACCACTGCTCATATACAGAGCAAAACATTAAGGAGAAATATATGTCAATTATAAAAGGACTAAAAAATATTGAGGCTGCAATTGATAAGCCAAAATATGATTCAAACAGCCCAAAGATAAAGTGGCTAAAACTAGACGATGGTCAAAGTGTTCAAATTCGCTTTGTAAGTGAATTGGATTCAGACTCTCCACACTATGATGAAAAGCGTGGACTTGCTATCGTTGTAAAAGAACACACAAATCCAAAAGACTACAAGCGTAAGGCTGTAGATACTATGGATGAAGAAGGTAAAGACTGGGCAGAAGAAATGCATCGCAAAGATACTAAAGCAGGATGGGGAGCACGTCTTCGCTTCTATGCTAACGTATTGGTAGATGATGGCATTAACGATCCATACATTGCAGTATGGAGTATGGGTGTTTCAAAGTCTGCAACATTCAATACAATTAGAGAATATGCTTCTGAGTCATCAAGCATTTCAAACATGAATTGGAAATTAAAAAGAAATGGCAAGGGTACTGAAACAACTTATACTCTTATTCCATTAAAAGAAGATACTGAACCATTTGATTGGTCTAAGTTCGAATTTCCAAATGTTGAAAATGCTTTGAAAAAAGTTCCATATGCAGAACAAGAAGCGTTTTATTTGGGATTTGATAATCCTACTACCTCAACATCAGTTGACTGGTAATTAACCGAAAGGCTATGGTTTGAATTACGTACCTCTGCACGTCCACACGCACTATTCATTAATGGATGGTGTTGCAACTCCAGAAGAGTATTGCAAACGTGCTAAAGTTAACGGAATGCAAGCCATAGCCATCACTGATCATGGTGCACTATCTGGACATCGTCCGATGTATCGTGCAGCAAAAGCCGAGGGTATAAAGCCAATCCTTGGTATAGAAGGCTATATTACTCATGATAGATTTGATAGAAGAGATAAAGCAGAACGAGCAGGTAATCCTTTAGATTTAGTTTACAATCATATTGTTATTCTTGCTAAGAATCAACAAGGTTTAGAGAATTTAAATAGGTTAAATGAAATAGGTTGGACAGAAGGTTTTTATAAAAAGCCTAGAATAGATTTTGAAGTATTAGAAAAGTATAAAGAGGGTTTGATTGTTTTATCAGCCTGTATGTCTGGTTTGATTAATAAGGCATTAGAACATAGTGAATATGCTGCTGCTAAGAAACATTTGTCTTGGTTTAAAGATGTGTTTGGTGATGACTTTTATGTAGAGGTTATGCCTCATAATTCTAAAGAGATGAATAAAAACCTTTTGGAAATAGCAGATAGTATGGATATTAAATCTGTTGTTACCCCAGATTGTCATCATGCTACTAAGGATCAAAAGATTATTCAAGAAATTATGCTTCTTTTAAATACTCACGCTAAATTAGAAAAAGATATTAAGTTTGAAAAATCTCAAAAGATTGACAACATTATGAAACGTCTTGACTATTTATATGGTGAAAACAGAATGATGTCTTTTAGATCTTTTGATATCCATTTGCTTTCATATGAAGAAATGAAGCAGGCTATGAATATGCAGGGTATAGATAGAGATGATATTTATAATCATAGTGTTGAGATTGCTGATAAGGTAGAAGATTATAATATTGTTTCTCATTTAGATTTACTACCCACAAAAGTTGATAACCCACAAGATACTTTAAAAGATTTAGTTATCAAAGGATTGGTCAATAAAGGTCTTGCTCATAAAGATGAATACTTAGATAGAGCATTAGAAGAGTTAGAAATTATTGAAGATAAAAACTTTGCACCATATTTTTTAATTGTAAGTAACATGCTTAATTGGGCTAAAGAGCAAGGAATTCTTGTTGGTCCAGGTCGTGGCTCTGCAGCAGGATCTTTAATTTGTTACGCACTTGGTATTACTGAGATAGATCCTTTAGAATATGATTTATTGTTTTTTAGATTCGTAAACCCAGACCGTAACGACTTTCCAGATATTGATTCAGACATTGCTGATTCAAGACGTGACGAAGTTAAAGCATATCTTGAAAAAGAATATGAAAATGTTGCTTCAATTGCAACATTCTTAATGTTTAAAGGAAAAGGAATTGTAAGAGATGTATCTAGAGCATTTGATATACCTTTAGCAGATGTTAATAAAGTTTTAAAAACAGTAGATGATTGGGATGACTTTACAAAGTCAACAACAGCACAATGGTTTAGATTAAAGTATCCAGAAGTAGTAACATACGGAGAGCAGTTGCGTGGTCGTATTCGTGGAACAGGTATTCATGCCGCAGGTGTTGTAACTGCTAAAGAACCTATTTTTAAATATGCTCCAATGGAAACTAGAACTGCACCAGGAACAAAGTATAGAATTCCAGTGGTTGCTGTAGACATGGAAGAAGCAGCAGACATAGGTTTAATTAAATTAGATATTCTTGGATTAAAAACTTTAACGGTGATTGACGACACATTAAAATCTATTAAAGAAAGACATAAGATTAATATTAGATTGAATGAAATTAAATTAGACGACAAAGGTGTATATGAAATGTTGTCAGAAGGAAAGACAAAGGGTGTGTTTCAATGTGAAGCAACTCCATATACAAACTTGTTGGTAAAGATGAATGTTTCTAATTTAAATGAACTTGCCGCTTCCAATGCTTTAGTAAGACCAGGTGCTATGAACACTATTGGTAAAGACTACTTGTTAAGAAAACACGGTAAGCAGGTCACAGAGTATATTCATCCTATTATGCAAGAGTTTACAAAAGATACATATGGTTGTGTTTTGTATCAAGAACAAGTTATGCAAGCATGTGTTTACCTAGGTGGAATGACAATGGCAGAATCTGATAAGGTTCGTAAGATCATTGGTAAGAAAAAAGATGCGGCAGAGTTTGATGAATTTAAAGATCGCTTTGTTGTTGGAGCATCAAAACATATTACACCATTTAAAGCAGAACAACTATGGCACGACTTTGAGGCTCATGCGGGATACTCATTTAACAAATCTCATGCCGTTGCTTATTCAACTCTGTCTTATTGGACGGCATGGTTAAAGTATTATTATCCAACAGAATTTATGTATTCATTATTAAAGAATGAACAAGACAAAGATGCTAGAACTGAATACTTGATTGAAGCAAAAAGAATGAATATTTCGGTTAAACTTCCTCACGTTAATGAGTCTAATAGTGATTTTAAAATCGAGGGTAAAGGAATTAGAATAGGACTATCTGCAATTAAATGGATCTCAGACGGAGTATCTGAAAAGATTATTGCACATAGACCATATACTTCTAAAGAAGAGTTTACTAAAATAGCGTCTAAAAAAGGTAGTGGCATTAATTCAAGAGCAGTACAAGCACTAGATGCTTTGGGTGCTTTAACTTTTGACGATAATCCTAGAGATGATGTAAAGGTAAAAGAAAACTTGTACGAATATTTAAACTTACCAGAGTTTAAAACAAGTGTACCTCCTCACTTTTATGCATACTTAAATAGCGTAGAAGATTTTGATGAAGAAAATGTTTTTGTTTTGATGGGTGTAATTAAAAAAATTAAAAGAGGAAAAGGTTGGTCGAGAGTAGAACTAATGGACAACACAGGACTCATTGGCATATTCGATGATGAAGAAACTAAAATAGAACCAGGAAGAACTTATATTCTTGCTGTTGCTTCAAACAGAATTATGGAAGCAGTTCCTGTAGACGAGATTAAACAAAATTTTAACAATCCACTAATTAAGTTTTTAAATTATAAGTCATTACCATATAGCAATGATGAGAAATATGTGCTATCCTTTAAGCCTAGAGTAACAAAAACAGGAAAGAAAATGGCAAACATGATAATTGCAGATGCTTCTAGAGATATGGAATCAATAGTTGTATTCCCAACAATGTTCTCTCAAGCATATATGAAGTGCGAACCTGGTAAAGCAAACAAAATGATTTTCGATCTAACAAAAGACGGAACTAAAACACTGAAAGAGGTAAGTAAATGATACTAATAGATGAACTATTATCACAGTTAGATCCTAGTTTAAGAAAAAGATTAACTATAGGAACTGACGTAGAAGTAAGAAAACAAAAAACTCCAAGTATTGGATTGACAAAGGCTTTAAAAGGTGGCTTTGCTTATGGTAGACAAGTTTTAATTTGGGGAAACAAATCAGCAGGTAAATCTTCTTTTTGTTTACAAATGATTGCCGAAGCACAAAAAGATGGAAAGATGTGTGCTTGGATAGATGCAGAACAATCTTTTGATCCAGAGTGGGCTAGACGATTAGGTGTTGACACAGATAAGTTAATTTATTCAGAAGCAAGAACGGTAAACGATATGGTTGACGTTGCTACTCAGTTAATGAAAGCAAAAGTAGACGTGTTAGTTGTAGATTCAATATCAGCATTACTTCCTGCAATATATTTTGAAAAAGATTCAACAGAATTAAAACAGTTAGAAAATACAAAACAGATAGGTGCAGAAGCAAGAGATATGACTAATGCTGTAAAGATGTTAAATTATGCTAACAATCAAGACAGTCAAACTCTTCTTATTTTAATTTCTCAACAACGTAACAATATTGGTGCAATGTATGCTAGTCATCAACCAACTGGTGGACACGCTGTTAAGTTTTTTTCAAGTACCATTGTTAAACTTTGGTCAAGTGAATCAGAAAACCAAGCAATCAAAGGTAAAGTAGCGGTTGGAGATAAGTTTATAGAATCAAAAATTGGTCGTGCAGTTAACTGGAACATTGATTTTAATAAAACAGGTCCAGCATTTATTGGAGGATCTTACGATTTTTATTTTGATGCAGAAGTTGTAGGAGTAGATAAAGTAGCAGATCTAGTTGATACAGCAGAAAACTACGGAGTTATTGAAAAAGGTGGAGCATGGTACACAGTATTAGGTGAAAGATTTCAGGGTAGAGCAAAGGTAGTTGAATACTTAAAAGAAAACCCTAATAAAGTAAAAGAGTTAGAAGCATTACTTGAACAATAATTATAGTGTTTACCCTGGTAAGTTTGTATGCCATGAATGTAAAGCGATAGTTGGAACAGCAAGGCTATATCAAGAAAAAAGGGAGTTGACTTGGATGTGTTTAGAAAAGCACTTATCAAAAGTTGTCTTTCCTTCAAAGGGGTATTAATGTCTGAGCGTGGAGAGTTGAAAAGAATTGGTGCTAAACAGCATAAAAATTCTGGTAGAGGAATGGTAAAGGCAGACGGTAGCAATGAAGATTTTGTTATAGATGTTAAAGAATATTCTAAGTCATATTCTGTTAGCCAAGACTCTTGGGCTAAGATTGTATCAGACACAATGAAAGTAGACAGAGCAAAAGATCCAGCATTAATGATTGTTCTTGGCGAGGGTAGCAAAAAAGTAAGACTTGCTATAATAGAGTGGGAAGTATTTGAACAACTAAGAGAGAAGAAGTGATGGAAACTACAGTAGAGTTATTAAATAAAGTAACAGAGTTTAACGAAATATCAGAGTATATGCATGACGAAGAGTTAACAAAGGCTTTAGTTGTCATTACAAAGTTAATATCTAATCCAGATCTGCCACCAGCAAAGGCTACACTGCTAATCACACAACTACAGGCTTATGCTGCCAAGTTTGCTATGCTGGCTGCTTGGTATTCACACGTTAAAAAAGATGATAGAGCAAAAAAGAATATGTACTATGCAATGAGAGAAGCAATCGACAAATTAGTTGATGCCCTTAAATACAATGTTAGGACATTCTAGTGGCTAAATCATTAGTTAATAAAATTATTAAAAAGAAAGAAAGTCAAATTGATTTATCTAAGATTGCAGATCATATTGAACAAGGTCAGTTTAAGGTTAATACAAGATCTGGTTTTACTCAAAAGAAAACTTTTAGCCCATCTACAATTGTATTTGGTCAAGGTCACTGTGCAAGATATTGGTATTTAGCATTTGAGGGTAATGAATGGGAAGAAAAGAATACAGGCATCAACTATGCCAATATGAATGCTGGAACAAGTGGTCATGAAAGAATACAAAAGGCTTTAGAGGCACAAGGTATTCTTGAATGGAGTGAAAAACAAATTGTTAATGCCGATCCTCCAATTTTTGGGTATGCAGATGCAATGGTTAGTTTAGATGATCAACTAGTTCTTCTTGAAATCAAGACAACTAAAAGTGAAGCATTTGATTATCATAAAAATAATGGTCATGCAAGTGCTTACCATGTAGAACAACTTCTAATTTATATGAAGATTTTAAAACAAAAAGTGGGTGCTATTGTTTACGAATCAAAAAACACTCATGAGATATGTGTTATTCCTGTTGTAGCAAATGAAAAGCATGTAGAGTTTATTGATTATCTTTTTGATTGGATGCAAAAAACTTATAAAGCCTTTCAAGATAAACAACTTCCAGAAAGAGCGTATCGTGTTGGATCTAAGGTTTGTATGTCTTGCCCACTTGAAAAAGTATGTAACTCAAGAGAAGAGGGTGTCATAAAAATTGAGAGAAGAAAAGAAATTGAGCAATAAGGTATGTCAATGGTGTGATGATGAATTTAAAACAGTTAGCAAGAATCAAATTTATTGTTCACCAAAATGTCGTGCCGAATCAACAAAGAAAAAAATTGTTGAAAGATATCAAATTTCTAAATTCAAATCAAGAGTTGGCAAGGAAAGAAGATGTGCTGGAGGCTGTGATACTTTGATAAGTGTTTACAACGATGCTGGTTTTTGCAACGCATGTCTTGTTAATCAGAAAAAAGTAGATAAGTTTATTAAAGACCTAAGGGATTATTTTGACTATGAAGAAAAATAAATTATTATATATAGGACATCCTAAAAGTATTTTGGCTATAGATGCTTCAACTAACTCTATGGCATTTTCAGTATATGTTGAAGGAGAACTAAAGAAGTTTGGAAAGATTAATTTTTACGGCAAGCATGTATATGAAAGAGCAGGAGATGCTTGTAAAAAGTTAATTCCATTTCTTAAAGATTTTAATATAGATGCTGTAGTTATTGAATCTGCAATATATACCAATTCACAAAAAACTGCTATTAACTTGGCTATAGTTCAAGGTGCTATTATAGGATCGTCTCAGGTTGCTGGAAATAGAACTGTAGTGTCTTGTTCTCCAGTTGCTTGGCAAAACTGGATTGGTAATAAAAAACTTACAAAGCAAGAGAAAGAAGAAATAAAACTAGCAGATCCTAATCATTCATTTTCTTGGTATAAGCAAAAAGAAAGAGAAAAAAGAAAACAAAGAACTATAAGAATAGTTAATATTGAATTTGGTTTAGAATTAGACGATGACGATGTAGCAGATGCAGTTGCAATAGGATGGTATTCATTTAAAAACTGGAATAGGCTAGTAGATGAACCTCATAATATTGACAAGAAACAGGGGTAGTGATAAAATGAAACTATACACAAATGAAGTATGGCTAAAGAAAAGGATTAATGTTGATAAGAAAACTCCTTTGGAAGTTGCTAAAGAATGCGGAGTTAGCCTCGAAACTATCTATGTCTATATGGCCAAGTTCCAAATCAAAAAGTCAAAGAGAAAATAATGGCTGACTATAAGTATCCAGATTTTGAAAAACAACTTGAAGATCGCATGAAGTTTATTCGTGATATCTCAACCCAAGCACCTGCGGGTAGAAAGATATTAGATGAATGTTTAGATATAGCAGAACTACTTATCAATAAGAATAGATCATATGGCAGTTCATATAGCCATCCTATTAACATATTCAGTAAATCTACCCCAAAAGAACAAATTTATATCCGTATTGATGATAAACTTAATAGAATACACAAAGGTAAAGAGTATGCATCTGAAGATACTGTTTTAGATCTTATTGGATACCTTGTATTATTAAGGACATTAGATGAGCGAGAATGATTTAGTTAAACACCTTGACCTAGTCAATAGTGTTGCCACAGAGTATTTAAAGGGCTTAGACGCCTCTCAGATATCAAAGCAGTTAGATATACCTAGACCAAAGGTTATGTCGTTGCTTAACGATTGGAGAGCCATGGCGGCCAACAATCAGGCTATCCATGCTCGTGCTAAGGAAGCACTTGCTGGAGCAGATCAACACTTTTCATCTTTAATTAAAAAATCTTATGAAGTAATTGATGTTGCAGATCAGAATGCAAATCTTGGTGCCAAGACTCAGGCTATTAAACTTATTGCAGATATTGAAAGTAAAAGACTTGAAATGCTACAAAAAGCAGGGTTGTTAGATAATAAAGAAATAGCAGAACAGATTATTGAAATGGAAAGAAAACAAGGAGTTTTAATTGGTATCTTAAAAGAAGTTGCTTCTAACCATCCAGAAATTAGACAAGAAATTATGGAAAAGTTGTCTGAGATTCAAACGGAGGTAGTTGTAATTGACTCTAGACCTGAGTGATTTTTTAGAAGCACTAGATGAAAATCAATTTGAAGAAAAGCCAGTAGATGTAAGAACATTTGTTAAGAGTAAAGATTATCTTAATATGCCAGAACTATCTGAGTATCAGTATACTCTTGTTGAGTGCATGAGTCAGATATATAGAAAAGAAGATTTAGTAAAATTAATGGGTAAAGAAGAAGGAGAAAGTCATTATAAAAGATACACTAAACAAGAAGTTATTCTTATGTGTGGAAAGGGTAGTGGTAAAGATCATACTTCTACCATTGGCTGTGCTTATATTGTCTATAAACTTTTGTGCCTCAAAGATCCATCGAGGTATTTTGGGAAACCATCGAATGATGCAATAGACCTTATCAATGTTGCTGTTAACGCAGAACAAGCAAAGAACGTTTTTTTTAAAGGCTTTAAGTCTAAGATTGAAAACTCTCCTTGGTTTGCTGGTAAGTATGAAGCAAAAGTAAACAACATAGAATTTAATAAAGCAATTACTGTTTACTCTGGACATTCTGAAAGAGAATCAGCAGAAGGTTTAAACTTAATGCTTGCAGTTCTTGATGAAATTTCAGCGTTTGCAATGGAAGGTTCTGGTGGTAATGAGCAAGGTAAGACTGCTGATAATATGTATAAAGCATTTAGAGGTTCTGTAGATTCTCGTTTTCCAGATTTTGGTAAAGTAATTCTTCTTTCTTTTCCAAGATTTAAAGGTGATTTTATTTCTCAAAGATATGATGCAGTTATAGCAGATAAAGAAACAGTAACAAGACATCATGAGTTTGTAGTTAATCCAGAATTATCAGAAGATGATCCTAAGAATAAGTTTTCTATTGAGTGGGAAGAAGATCATATTGAGTCTTATAAACTTCCAGGAATCTTTGCACTAAGAAGACCAACTTGGGAAATGAATCCAACTAGAAAAATAGAAGACTTTAAAAAAGCATTCTTTGATGATCCACAAGATGCATTGATGCGTTTTGCTTGTATGGCTACTGTTTCATCAGATGCATTCTTTAAATCAAGAGAAAAGATAGAATCAAGTTTGTCAAGAAGAAACCCAATAGATTCTGCTAAAAGAATAGATGAGACTTTTGTTCCAGATCCTAATATCGTTTATTATGTTCACGCTGACTTAGCACAAAAGCATGACAAGTGTGCTGTATCAATTGCTCACGTAGATAAATGGGTAAGCGTTAAATCTTTTAATGATTACGAACAAGTTGTTCCTCTTGTAGTAGTAGATGCTATAGTGTGGTGGGAACCACATCGTGAAGGTCCTGTAGATCTAAGTGAAGTTAAGAATTGGATTATTAATTTAAGAAGACTAGGATTTAACCTTGGTTTAGTTTCTTTTGATAGGTGGCAATCGTTTGATATTCAACAAGAATTAAAGCAGGTAGGAATAAGAACTGAAACATTATCTGTTGCTAAAAAACATTATGAAGATCTTGCTATGTTAGTATACGAAGAAAGACTTATAGCCCCACATATTGACATATTAAAAGATGAACTTTTAGAGTTAAGAATTGTTGGTAATAGAGTAGATCATCCTAGAAAGAAATCTAAAGATTTGGCTGACGCTATGTGTGGTTCAGTATATAATGCTATCGCTAACACAAGAAGAGAAAAGGTACAGGAAATAGAAATTCATACCTGGAAAACTACCAAGGCTGATAGACATGAACCAGAGGGTAAAAAGATAAAGCCAGAAATTACTCCCGATATTAAAGACTATCTAGAAACATATAGGCTAATATAATGGAAGAGTTTAGTAAAGAAGAAGCAGACTTTTTTATGGACATGTTGCTTGAACATGGCCTAATAGAAATATATGGAATAGATCCTATTACCGAGGATATAACCTATACTATGACAGAAAAATGTCAAGAACTTATGCCAGAACTGTTTCAAGAGCATATGAATCATATTAATCAGTTGGCTTTTAACTTGTGGGAAAAAGGGTATATAGAAATGACCTTTGATAAAGAAGGAACCCCTATGGTTATGTTGAAAGATATAGACTATGAAAAGGATGTATTCCCATCTATTGGTTATGAAGAAATAAACTTTATTCAAAATATGCTTACTAGGCGTAATAGATAGTGATATAATTATCCTATGCCCTATGATATTGTAAGAGGAAAGTCTGATTGTAAAAGCGGCTTTGCCGTTGTCGGACCAGATGGAACTGTTCGTGGATGCCATTCAACTAGAGAAGAAGCAGTTAATCAACAACGTGCACTTTATGCTGCAGAATCAAATGCTAAAAAAGCATTAGGGAAAGCATTACTAACCGATTTTTACAAAGACAATCATGGAACAATGACTAATGAAAATGTTCCAAATAGACAACCACATTCAATTGAAGAGTGTGATGATAAAGAAAATTGTCCAGATCACATGGACAAGCAAGCCCCTTGTTGGGATGGATACGTTCAAAGAGGCATGAAACCAGGAGCAAATGGTCAACCAGTTCCAAACTGTGTTCCAGTTGCAAAGTGTTGTCCAGATATGTTATTTCCATTTGTGAAAGGATTTTAAATGATTAAAGAAGAAATGTGGGAAGGAAAGCCACTATACGATGAATTGTCAAACGAAGAAAGAGCATTAGCAGATTCTTTATTAGCCCTGTCAGAAAAAGTTGGACCATTAGATAAAGCAAGAGGAGTTTGGGTTGGATATGTAGATGGTGCAAATAATGAAAATAATTCTATAGGAGTAAACTGTGGAAATTGTGCATTACACAAATCATCAGTTGCTTGTGCAATACTAGATATGCCAATTGAAGAAGCAGGTGCTTGCAGATTTGCAGTAATTCCAGATGGATATGTTAATGCCCCAAATGATGGGGAAGAAAACATGATGAATGACGACATGTCAAAAGCAGATTCAGTTCGTGTTGGACAAATGGTATCTTGGAATTCAAGTGGTGGAAGAGCAGAAGGAAAAGTAATTAGAGTTGTTAGAAATGGAAAAATAAAAGTTCCAGATAGTTCATTTGAAATTACAGGAACACCAAACAATCCAGCAGTAGCAATTAGACTATATCGTGATGGAAAACCTACGGATATTACAGTTGGACACAAGATGAAAACTTTAACTGTTAAAAAATTTATAGAAGATATTAATTTAGAAAAGGCAAGTTTAGATGATTTAGATTTAAAACCTACAGAATCAATGGCAAATAATGCTAAAAGAGGATTAGAATTAAGACGTAAATTTGGAAGAGGCGGAACAGCAGTTGGTGTTGCTCGTGCAAGAGATTTATCTAACAGAACAGAATTAAGTCCAGACACAGTGTTAAGAATGTATTCTTTCTTTTCTCGTCATGAAGTAGACAAACAAGGAAAAGATTGGAACAACGCAGAAAGACCATCTAATGGAAAAATTGCTTGGCTTCTTTGGGGTGGAGATTCAGGGTACTCATGGGCTACATCAAAAAGAAATGCAATTATGAGAATAAGATCTCAAAAGTCTAATGATCCTATTTGGTACGATTCTGCTTTTTCATTACGTAAATATATTGACAATCCTTTAGATAAATAGTATAATTAATTAACGAGAGGAATATATGTCAGATTCTAAAGAAAAACAATATTACGAATCTTTAGTTCAGTATTATAGATCAAAATGTATACAAATGGAGTATGAATTTGTTATTTATAAAATTAAAACAGAACAGTCCATTAATGATTTAAATATGAGTATACAAAACATTAAATTAAAACATTTAGAAGATGTAGAAAAACTTAAAAATAGAATTGTTGAAGAGCAAAGATCTAAAAAGTAGTTGACATTATTCCTAACTATAGGTATAATAGTATAAACAAAGGTGTTGATATGAATGAGCAAAGCAAAAAGTTTGATACTATACAAACTATGCTTGATCGTCATAGGAACAAGTGTTCTCACCTTAGGTATGAACTTGTTTTACATAAAGCAGTTATGGAAAAAAAGAAGGGCCAATTTTGATTTAGAAGATATTCTAAATTCTGATACGGCACCAAAAGTACGAAAAGAAAGTCAAATGGAAAAACTTGAAAAAGAAAGAAAAGTTGACGTTGCTATCTTAAAAGATAAAGCGTACTGGATTCATCATAATGTTTTATATCAAGCAGACATTCATTCAAGTGGCGAGATATTAACAGATGAGGCTACCCCTGTTGATGTTATTAATATGCCAGATAATCAATTAAATAAGATTATCAAAATAGTAGATTCATTTAACAAGTAAGCACATATCATGATTATAACAGTTGAAGGAACTAAGTCTTTTAATGACTACGATATTTTTATGAGGGCTATGGGTGTTGCTCTTTCTAGCAAAACAGATGATCCTGATATTCAAGTTTGGTCTGCTGGCCCACACACAATTAATAGTTTTACTGCTGCATTTTGTAATTCATCTGAAAACTTTTTAAAACAAAAAGGTTATAAGATTTCATTTTCAAAGGCTGCACCTTATTGGATTGCAGAAAACATTTCTTACGTTAATTATTTTGCTTTTTTTAGTTCCCCTAAAGAGAATTTGTCTAGGCTAGCACAACAGGCTCAACTAGTAGAAGGGTGCGAAATTGGACTTTTTAGATATTAGTCTTAATACTTGGTCGTTAGTTATATTCTTATCTCAGGTTTTAATGATGTTGTCAATTTTTGTTATGTTTATTTCTGTAACTACTGGTTCATTTATTTTTATGACTTTGATGTGGTTTGTTGCACAATTAACATTCTTGTCGTATGGTGTAGCCACTGATCAAATAGGATTTATTTTATTGTTTGTATTTAATATTATTATTACTTTTGTTGGGATATTTGTTAAGTTAGATCCTACAGCAGAGGAAGATGATGATTGATTTAGAAACAGCAGAAAAATTAGTTAATGTTCATCCAGAACTATCTTGGGATGGATGGAATATTGTTTGGATATATGAAGATGCTGATGGTTTTATGAGCCAAGATGGTATTTTTAAAAATAATACCTGGTGTCGTCAAAAGATATTCTCATATGATGTTAATGGTTGGAATATACCTAAAAAAGTATTAGGTAAATATAATGTATAAATTTGATGATAAAGCGTCATGTCTTAACATGGATACTAATTTATTTTTTGATAAGTATGAAGAAGATAAAGATGTGGCTGGAATGGTTGATTCACTATGTATTCAATGTCCTGCACAAAGACAATGCTTAGCGTACGCTGTAAGTAATCAAGAGTGGGGCGTATGGGGTGGGGTATATTTTGAGGGTGGAAAGATATCTAAAGAATTTAATTCTCATAAAACTAAAGAAGACTGGTTTAATGTATGGTCTGGGATAACATTGGAAAGTAAATAATGTATACACAACTAATGAAAAAAGCAATTCATTCTATACAGGCTCCAAAAGAATTTAAGATAGACATACTTGACTACGATACCTTTCTTACGATACAATTCTATGAGAGCCAATGGAAACATTACTCAGAAACAGAAAGGTTTCTATGTATTCAATACCTTAATAAGGTAAAGAAGACATTAGAAAATCTAGGGGCAAAGGTCGCACTTGATCCTATCTTAGATATCAAACATAACAGAGTAGAGAGAAGGTAGTATATGCCAACAATGGTAACTATTGTAGGTAATTTAGTAAAAGATCCAGAAGAAAAAGATTTTGGATCAGATAAGAATGTGACTAACATTCGTGTTGCTTGTACAGATCGCATGCCAGATGGTAGCGGTGGTTGGAAAGATGGCGACACAGCGTATTATAATGTCTCCGCATGGAGAAGTCTTGGCAAGAATCTTGCATCAACATTAAAAAAAGGTGACAAGGTAATTGTTCAAGGAAAACTTAAGTATCGTGAATATAAAAAGAATGACGGTACTAACGCACACGCCTATGAAATTGAGGCTACAGATGTAGGTATGTCTATTTACTCAAAGACTGCCAAAAAACTTGCTGGAAGTACTTCATTAGTAGATAATGATTCAAGTAACCCTTGGGCAACCAGCAAATAATAAGATAGTATAATAATTAGAGGGGTGGAGAAATCTTCCCCTCTATTTTATTTATTAGGAGACAATAAATGGGAATGTATATACAATGGAAAGACGATAAAGTAAAGCAATCATTTAAGCCTAAAAAATGGCAGCCAATGGTGTTAAATGGAAAAGATGCAATTACTCCAACACAAGAAGGTCATTGCTTTTGGGAAGCACAACTGCATTTGACTCTACCAAAAACTGGTAGACCAACATATGTAAAGATGAACTACTCAAGAGACTACAAAGGTAAAAATGATACTACTGGAACAAACACATATGCAATTCCTGCAGATGTTGAGTCTGTACAATTTACACTCTCATGGTTTTTTAATGCTAAACCAGACACACCAATTTCATGCATGGTTTACCATAACGGATCATCAGATATTGTTTCTGAAATAAGACAATTCAAAGGACTGATATTATAATGGCATCACCAATTAAAGATGGAAAGATTACAACAGCATACAAAAAACTAGGTAAGATGTGGTCAAAAGGCTATCATACTGGGGTCGACTATGCAGTTAAAACAGGAACACCAGTACTTGCAGTTGCAGACGGAAAGATTGAACCAGCAAACTGGGGCAAATCATACGGAACTCAAGCAGTGCAAAAAGTTGAAGGTGGATGGGTAATTTATGCACATCTGTCAAAACTTGATGTAAAAGCAGGAGATAAAGTAACTAAGGGTCAACAAATTGGATTAAGTGGAAACACAGGAAATTCTTCTGGACCACACTTACATTTTGAAATGCGTGACAACATTCGTTGGTCAGCAGGAAAAGATATAGATCCAACAGCAATTCTTAACTCATAATACAATATAACTTTAATTAATAAAGTATAATGTAATTAGGCATATATTGCCTTGGAGTGAGAAAGGTTAAAAATAAAAGACTTAAAATAAGAGCAATGCTTTTGACACCAATGTTATTAGCATTGTTCTTTTCTTTTATACCCCAAACTAATGCAAACGTAGCACCATGTGATACCTATCAGGTAAACGGTGGAGACCAAGCCTTCTTAATGAATTTAAACACTCCTCTTAAATGGGGAGAAACAGTTTATACAAATAATATTTATGTAAGTCCAAAAGGAACAGTAACTTTTGGTGCAGGAGATTATACATTTTGGACATACCCTCCAACACCATCTATATCAATAGGATCTTTTGATTACCATGCATTTCCAAATCAAGAAACTCCTGGAGTGTGGAGTCCTGGATGGGGGTATGGAAATAATTTATATGTTAGATATGGATCAACTGCAACATCTATATGTGTTGATTGGAAAGTAATGTTATGGGGTCAAACAACTGGAGAACCTATTTATATTAGAATGTTAGCAGAAGTAAATCCAATTAATTATACTTGGACTCCAACTTATCAGGTAAGTTCTAACGCACCAGGAGGTGCAAGATATGGGGCAAGATATGTTCAGAATGGTGAAGTTTTTCCTTTAAGTGTTCAAACAATTACAGAGCCACCTGCTCCAAGTCCTACGCCAAGTCCTACAATAACTCCAACACCAACGCCTACACCAACACCAACACTAACACCTACTCCAACACCTACACCAACACCTACTGAAACACCTTCAGAAAGCCCTACACCTACTCCTACGCCTACAGAAACAGTAGAGCCTACTCCAGAGCCTACTCCAACTCAAACTCAAGATCCTGAGCCAGTCGATCCAGGTCCAGATCCAACACCTGTTGTGATACCAACTGACGAACCAGTAGAAGAAGTCCAAGAAGAAACACCAGTGGAAGAAGAACAAACTTTAGAACCTTCACCTGAACCAACTCCTTTAGAAGAAATTATAGCAGTTGAGGAAGAAATGAATAATGCAATTGAAGAACTATTGGTTAATGAAGAAGAAATTACAGATGAACAATTAGAAAACATTGCAGAATTATTAATTGAAAATTATGAAGTAGATGAATCAATGCCAGTAGCAGATTTAATTGAAGGATTAAATGATGAGCAAACTTTAGAATTTTTAGAACAATTAGATGAGAATCAAATAATTGAATACCGTGAAGGTGTTGAATTAGAAGCAGGTGTTGCAGTTGTATTTGAACAACTATCAGACCCTGCAGCCTTATTAGGAGAGTTTGTATCAGATCCAGGACAAGTGTTAGAAGCACTTGGACAATTGGGTGCTGATATGACAGAAGAAGAAAGAGAGGACTCACAAACAGTTGTTGTTGCAACAGTTATTGTGGGTCAATTAATAGGATCTGTAGCAATGTCTTCAAGCATAGTACAGATGAATGCAAGAGCAGAAATAAGGAGGATAACATGATAAAGGCAATACTAAAACCTTTTAAGGTTATCTTCAAAGCAGTTAAGTTCGTAGTTATGTTACCCATAAACCTAGTTAAGTTTATTCTAATCAAGGTTATGGCGGTAATTAAATATGTTCTTAATCTTGTTTGGAAGATACTTAAAGGTATATATAAAGGAATAATCGGGGTAATTAATGAAGGTACTCAAGTTATTACCTGGATTATTACAAGTATCTGGAATGCAATTAAATGGGTATTTATTAATACCTGGAAATTAATTCTATGGATACTAAATAAAGTAT